GTTGAATTAATTTCTTATTGTTGTGAATGTATAATGAACCCCTAACCCCTTTAATCAAAATTTTATTTCTATCATCCAGAAATTTATTTCATTTAGTTTAATATTTAGTTCCATAATCTTTTATGCGTTTCTGTTTTTGACAAATTCTTCGACGCAACTCTCCTGAGTTAAATAAAAAGTCCTAATTTAATCTTTATTAATATCAATTATCCACCTTACATTGTGTATTAAAGTCTAATTGCCTGAGACAACCGACGGTTCTTAGAGATGGCTCCCCTTACATGCTTATGAAGTATTGTATACGGGATGGAAAATTTTTCATTTGGAAGGTCTAGTGACACCCGCTAGCGCACCACCATTTGATTGCTTTATTCGATATAGAATCCTATTCTTAAATCGTTAAAGTGTACATAAGTTTTCGTACCATGCTGGTAGATGTGCAAATCATCAGGAAGCGATATTTTTAAATTTTAATTGAAAATCAAAATACAATATTAATTATTAAACAAGGCCACTTAAAACACATAGCCTTTTCATCAAAATGTCTCTAAGATATTTGTGTTTTCGTCATGGTTGAGACGTCAGCCGCTGCAGTATGCAGGTTTCGCCCGAGGTTTCTTACTTCCTCGTAAAAAGAGTGGGCCAATTTTCTTACTTTTATGATGGCAACTTACAACAAATCAATTTCTTCTTCCCAAAGCGCCCGAGTCAATAAACTTTTCGACGATCTTAATGACATGACAACTCCTAAACTTCCTCCTGTGGAAGTTGTTGCTGACACCAAAGACATTGTGGGCTTCCCCTACAATTGGCGTGATGCAACTATTGATAAACTTCGCCCTGATTACATCATTTTGTTCTTCACTGGAATGATTTTCCGTTCCAGATTAGTGCCTTCTGCTCCTCATAATTCTACTAACGTCGCTTCCTCTCTTAATGCTTTTCTTACTCTCATTGAATTCATTCGTGAAAAATTCGCAAGATACAAGCAACACTCTGACGACCCCCAATTTTGGGTCCGCGCTGAAACTTGTGAATACATAGACGACTTGGATACTTTCGTTAACAATGCCTTAATTCCTGTCCCTCCTTGGTTCATTTCTCACTGGGTCCGTTTCTTTCCTCAAGTTCGCTGGAACTATCCTATGCTCCTCGATCACATGCTTCAATTCATCACTCACATGCACCCTAAATTTCAAGTTGTTCATATAACCATCGATGCCAATCTCGACGCTCTCATTAAAAAAGAATCGCTTAAACGTAAAATTGCTGGAATCAAAGAACAAATTCAAAATCTTAAAATCGCTCAACGCAAAGCCTCGATGCAAAACAACCCAATACCGCTTCGAGATCTCTCAGCTCAGATTACTGCTGCTGAGACTAACTTAAACGAAACGCAAGAAAAGCTTTGGAATTTAACTCCGCCAACTTTCCCAAACGACTCTCAAGAACAATTCGAACTTGCCCATGCCACTTCGGCACTTGGGCCCGCCATGGATGATGACATTGTTCATTGCTGCAATGATGGATCCGAACCAGAAATGGTCGGTGAAGTCCTTGTGACAACGGACCACGCTCAAAACACTGCAATCTCTACTGGAACTGAAGAAACTTCTTCAGTTACAATCGAACACCCAATGTCAACTGATTACATCCACGAAACACAATCTGACCTCACGCACAAGTACCCAGCTTTGACTGATCGATGGATTCGCTTCTGGCGATATCCTATTGATCGATCACTTGCTCGGGGACAACTCCTGGACACTCTCAATCTTCCGTACGATGCCATAGTGGCTAATTGGGACTCTCCCAATTCCCTTCCCTTCCGGAACCATGTCTTTTATGCCGGTGGCATGGAAGTTAAATTTCAATGGAATCTTGCAAAAACTCAACAGTGTTATGTTCAATTTGGCGCTGTCCCCCATCTCCTTCAACGCGATCGAATTGCTGAACTTCAAACTCCTTGGACAATTTCTCAACAACCTGGCTGTTTCCTAAATGGCCATGCAACTAATAGCACTGAACTTTCACTTCCTTTCCTTTCTCACCATCCGATGATTCCCATTCGTCCCAACACAACCGCGATGCACTTGTATCAAGCTTCAATTAACGTAATGGCAATGACTGCATTTGAACATGGAATTGGCGATACCGGCTATGCCGAGATCGTTGGTTACTTTAAATTCAGTAAAGATCTTCAATTTTTCGGACAACATGGAACCATTGACACCATTCCTGCTCCTCTCTCTCTTCCGACTGTAACTGCTCATGCTTGTATGATGGCCGGTGTTGCCGCAATCGGCTCTGGTCTTCTTTCTTCTGTCACTGGCACACTTGTGTCATCTGCAAATTCTATTGTGAATGTTGCAGTTAAAACCGCTTCTCGTAAACTCACTGGTGCTGTCGAATCAACTCTCTCTCAAGCCATTCCGAATAAACGTAACAACCGCGATAAACCAACTGATCATGCTCAAAGTACTTTCTTCCAAACAACAACGACGAACATTGCTTCTGGAAGTGGTCGATTTAATGCGGACTCTCTCCGCTTAACTGAAACCGCTACCGAAACTCAACCTGAATTTCTCATGGGACAGGAAAGCTTTTACCAATTTGCGCAGCTTGCTCGTATTTTTGGTTTTGTCAATTCTGTCCGTGTCTCAAAATCCATGGGATCTGGTACTGAACTCGCCCGCTTCTACATTCAACCTGGACGTTCTTCTTCTTACTTTAACAATCTCTTCTCTGTCAACAATAACTATGCTCCTGTCGATGCCGTTCAATTCTTTTTCCGTGCTTTCCATGGAGATATGGAATTTAAATTTGTTCCTGTGAATAATGGTTTTACGACTTGTCGTATTACCGTTGTTTACTGCCCTCCTGGCGTTTTTCTTAATTACTCTCAAATCTCAAATTTCTACTCCCGGACTTTTGACATTGGTCCTGATCTTGAATCACAGCAAACTTTCACTCAGACTGTCCCTTACATTCAGAACGCTCTCAACTTTCCTCTCGTAACTGATAGCAATGCCGCTCTTGTTTTTGGTCGTATGTTCCTTTTCCTTGAAACTCCCCTTGCTTCCCCAGAGGGAGTTGCTGATGGTTTCGATCTCCTCATCTACAAACGTGCTGGTCCAAATTTCCGCTTTTCAATTCCTCACCCCAGTTCTCACATGATCCTTGGTGGTGCAGGTGGTGGTGAGGGGCCTAACCCCCCATTACCCCCAGCTATCACCTTCCGCCGCGTTAATCTCTTCGTTGTCGCTCAAAGCACTGGAGCTGCAGACCGTCTCTTTACAATTCGCACAACTTCAACAACTGGTCCAATCATTGACACTTTCCTTCTCACTGCTGCCGCTCCAAGCCACACTTTCAACGTTGGCCGCGTTGGTTCTGGACCTTCTCATGTTCGCTTTGATGATTTTCTTTGGACTCAAACTGGTTCAACTGCTGCTCAATATCCCACCATTGTATCTAGACTCATCACTCCTGGTGGTCTCAATGATGTTTTTAGTCAATTTTCTATGGTTGACATCCACAGTGCTCGCAACATTCTCTCAGAATGGAACTTCCCTTCGAATGTTCCATTCAACACTTTCGTCATTCCTCTCGACATTTCTGGCTCCAACTGGCCAACTGTTGCTGCCATTGAACTTCCTTTTGAAACTGTTACAGCCTCTGCTTGTATGATGGCCTCTGCCGATTCTCGCATGGACCCTCATGGTCTGGACTCCTTTGTCCCAAGCTGCAATCCAATAATCGAAGCTCTTCAAGGCGAAAGTTTCGATAACATTCAAGATAATCTCCGCCGCTTCGAACATTTCACTTCTTTTCAAATCGCTGCTCCTAATTCTCTCAACCAGAAAGTCAAAATCTGGTCCATTCTCTGCAACACAGGCGCAAGCTCTTTGCGCTCCGAACTGACTGACCTCCAACGCCGAAATAAAGTCACTATGTGTGCTGACTGGTTTCGATTCGCTCGAACTGGAATGCGCTATCTTATTGACGTAAACTACACTGAACCCGGAACTCTCTACTATCGCCATGTCCCCTTCGTGAATAGCCCTCCTTTGACTATTGCTGCTCAATCGCAACAGGGTATTTACGACGCTTCTGGATATGGTGAAAATGTTCATTCACTCCAACAAAATCCGGTCTTCCCGCTGGAAGTCCCGATGTACACTGTTGGCAGTGCTTTGATCAACGCCTCCTACTTGCTTACGAACGAACTCTACACAAACTTCGCATCTAATCTCGGTGTAATCGAGATTTACTGGAAAGGTCCCTCCTCCAACCTTTCTTTTGACATCAAACGCGCTCTAACTGACGATTCTCAATTTTTCGGATTCAATGGCATTCCCACCCTTGAACCCTTCCTTCCCTACACCCTCCAACAATTCCAAAGGACTCCTGCTCTCATTGGTCAAAACAACGACGACGATCCTGACGAAGCCATTCATGCGTGCCTCAATCTCCTCGGCCCTGAACTTCAGGGTGAAGCAACGACTTTCTTTGCGAAAGCAGGGAAACTTGTTGAATCAATGCAGGGTTTTCTCACTGATTTGTCCGAATCGGAACGACCATCTCAGGTACTCACAACGATTATCCTTCAGGTCGGACAAATTATCTCCCATCCCTCCCTCTCCTCATTTGCAATGTCCATCACACAAGTTCTCGTCTCAATGAACATTGTCAAAATCTCAATGCTTTCCTCCCTATCCTCTCTCCTTGGCCGATACTTTGATAAAATTGGAATAATGAAAAACACTTGTAAAATTGCTGTTCCTGTTGCCTCAACATCCACACACATGACATCCGCTATTGGTGAAGACATGGAAGAAGCCGCCGAACTTTCCGCCGTTCTCATCTCCGGTGTTGCCTCTTTCTTTGGCCACGGTCAAAAGAAGGGCATTGGAAAATTCGAGGGCTTCGTCTGTGCATTCACATCCGCCTCAACATTCTACCAACGTGTTTTGGAATTTTTGAAAACTCTTTTCAATTATCTCCGCCGAGCCACAGTTTTTGTGTGCTCGAAGCTGTTTCCTGACAGCCGCCTCTTAACTTACTTACAAGACGATGGTGAAGAGCGAATCCGTTTTTTCGTTGATACCGCCCGTGTACTCAGCGATCCGACAATCTACGGACAGCTCAGCCAAAATGCCGACGCCATTGCCTGCGTCTATCTCATGGTTAACGATGGAGATCAAATTGCCACTAAGCTTGCCGAGTCAAAGGCTCGCAACACTAAGATCGGTAGTTTGGTCCTCCGCCACCTCAATGACCTAAAGAAAGTGAGAGATAAATTAGCCACTCTCGCTGGAATCCCAAATGCTAAATTCGACCCATTCTGCTACTACATTCATGGTGCTTCCTCTATTGGAAAGTCTGTTCTGTTGGAAGAAATTTCAACAAGACTCGCCGTTGATCTCGGCATCCAATACGAAGGAAAACCCATTTATGTAGTCCCCACTGACAAATATTGGGAAAGTTACCAACAACACCCAATAATCCACTTTGACGACTTTCATCGCGTTCAACCCGCTGAAGTAACTGAGACTGACTGCGCTCGCTTGTGCGGTCTAAAGGGAAGCGCTGACTTTGTCATCCCCAAAGCGTTTTCCGATAAAGGTGTGGTTAGCACGGCCAAAATCATCGGCTGTGCATCTAACCATGACTATCCTCATGTTCAAGGAATGAACCGCGAAGTCGTCTACAATCGACGAAACTTGTTCTACGAGTGCAGACTAACTCCTGGTTTGCTTCAAAACTGCGAAACTCACAATGATGGGTGCAGACTCCACTGCATTCATTGTCGATCGATGGAAGCGAACGTGCCTGTCCTCCGGGACTATGCACATCTTCAATTCCAACGTCGTGATCCAGTCCTTTCAACAGTTCGCTATGGCGAATGGATCAGTTTCAAAGACTTCTACGAACAAGTGCGATCAACGGCTTCTCTTTATTTTCCCGCTGAAGAAGCTGCCGTTGCACGCCGTGTTGCTCAATCTCTAACTCTGAGTAGCACCGCCTACATCGCTCGTCGCAATAACGAACCAATCCCTGCGAATTCCACCTATATGACCCCCCAAATGCCATTTGGGGAGTTAGAAGGTGTAATAGAACTCGCAAAAGTTGGTGAAATTGTTGCAAAATTGGGTGGTTCAATGTCACAAGCTCGACGAATCGCCCTTCCTCCCAACCCCCTCATCCCTCATCCTGAAGATCAGCCAGCACTGGCTACAAGATTCGGTGTCGGTGCGATGATTGATCGAATTGAAGCTGCTTTCTATGGTCCTAGGGGAGTTGTCGATGACAACGCATCCAGCGTTGTTTTCGCAGCTAACCCCAATATGTACAAGAAATGCTATCACGATCAAATCACACTCGACTGTCCGATGGTCTTCACTCCCGACAGCCTGGTTATCACTTGGCCCGATCATCTTGGGCCTGATGGAAAAATGCTTACGAACCAGAAATGTTTCAATAGCTGCGTTTGGCCTGAACAAGAAAATGATCATGTCGAGCGCTGGGTAGCCAGACGAGTCGCTGGAGAATCTGGAGAACCTCTTCCTGAGGGTCTTCCCCGAAGATTTGATACAACCGACTACGTGGCTGCTGCTATGGAGCATTCCATCAACGATAACCGCAAAGAACCATGGTATGCCGTTCTTAACAACATAAATTGGTCTACCGCCGCTGCTTCTGGCGTGCTTGGGGGTTTGATCGGAGCAATTTGTTGGTGGGCTGAAGCCCGCCGCGAAGCTAAATCTGAAACAATCCCTGACGAACAGAATGAGGTCATAGTGGAAGAGAGCCTGGAAGATGAGAAACTCATCTCCGAATTTTACAAGTCAGCACCAGTATCCTCTGAGGGTCTCATTAGCCCAGACGAAGAGAAAATTGCTGATTTGCAAGAGCCTCCACAACATCCATGCCTGATGGTCAGTGCAGACGTAAAAACTCTGTTCATGAAGACAAATGGCAAAAAAGTACACACAAAGGTCCCTTTGCGAGGACCCGCTAAACCACCGCAAACCTCTGCCGGAATATCTGCCTGTAATAACGAGCTCAAAGCCCTTGAGAAGTGTTATAATCAAAGCATATTCCGAGTCGAATACGGAAAACAGTTCCACGGCCTCTGGCTCGCTATACATGATGGAATCTACATCACAACTTTCCACTCTATCGCTCGTCTGATTAGAACAGTCGCCGCCGAAATCAAGAAATTGAAACTTGCTGGCAAGACGAATGAGGAAGTTTGTGAAGAGATCCTAATTAAACTCTGGAAAACGAATGCCAATGGCACAAGCTCTTCCATCATGTACAAGTGGGTCGATGTGGTCATGCAGAACTACCAAAAGTTCAACGTTATGTACGATGGTTCCGATATGTGTATCTTGCGATTCAAAATCCCGCATTTCACAACTCAGAACGTGAAGCAATATCTGATTAAGAGGGCTGTAACCAGCAGCCTTTCAAACGATGACAAGCTTCTCATCTACAACAGCGTTGACAAACAAGCAGTTGCAAAAGTTAGCAGAGCTGACGACGTAAATGTTACGATTAGAATCCCAAATGATGAAGCAACCTTGTTCTGCGGAAACCTTAACGGTGCAGACTTGATACTCAAAATGAACGGATACAGGACAACAAACCCTTGGCCTAATGATTACCTCACCAAATGCGGAACAATCTTGGTCGATAGGCACACCTGTCGAATAATCGGAATAATGTCAGCCGGCTCTGTCAAATTTTGCCACTTCAACGCCCTAGTCAACGAAATGGTCGCTGATGCCGGTCTTCTCGAAAACATCCGAACGAAGAACGACGTCATGGTCCAACTCGAAGACAAAACCGTAATGGCGATGAACGAACTGCCCGACGAAATCACTGAACGAAAAATGACAATCCCAAAAATGGTGGTGCACCAAAGCGTAAAAACAACAATTCGCAAAAGCGTGTGCCACGAAGTCTTCGGTGAAGTCAAAAGGGTGCCCTGCATAATGGGGACCCCTGATGATCCAACTGGCCTAAAAGCTATCGTTCGTGGACTTCAGAACTATGTTCCACACAAGCCATTCCCTGAAAAGGATATTGCTGCTGTTTATGAGGATCTTAGGAACCTATACACTACGCAATGTGTCCCAATCATACCCGTCGTTTCGAAGCGATCTCGAATTGAAGGAATTGAAGGCGTCTCTCACAACGATGTCAATCACATTCCCAAATTAAAGATGTCAACGAGCCCTGGAATCCCATTTTCCTTCCGCTCTGACACTGCTAAGAAATCGGACTTGGTGGAATTTAATCCCGAAAGAACGAAAGTTGTAGCTTTGCATCCTGATCTGATTAAGATGCTGGCCACCGAAGAACAAATGATGAGGGAGGGTATCGTTCCCTTCACCATCTATCAAATTGCCTTAAAAGACGAGCGCCTCCAATGGCTGAAGCGTGAGAATGTTCGGATCATCCAAGGTTCACCACTCTCCCTCACAATCGCAACACGACAATATCTAATGGACTTTAACTATGCATTTCAGTGCTCACGTGAAAATCTCGAACACCGAGTTGGAATAAACCCCGACTCTGATGAATGGAACGTGCTTGCATTGAAACTGCTTGAAAAAGGGAATTACATATGTGTTGGCGATTACAGCAAATACGGCCCCCGTCTTCTGACGCAATTTGTCGAAATGGCCTATGACATCATGAATGACTGGTACGATATTCACGGTGCTCCCAAGGGAGATCGTGATGTTCGCAACATCTTGAAGAAACGTGTCGTCAACTCTAAGAACATGGCCGGCGCTCAAATATTCACCTTGAACTGTGGAAGCCCTTCTGGCGCAACTAACACTGTAGTCATCAATTCCATGTGCAACCAGATGTATATCCGTTGCGCGTGGATTGGGATTATGCGAGAATTGTCACCTTCTCATGTTGGTCTCCACCACTTCAATAAGAATGTTGAGTTTGTCTGCTATGGCGACGACGTTATATTCTCAGTCACTGAGGATTTCATTCGCCTTTTCAACAACGAAACACTTCATCAATTTTTCGCTCGATACGACGTAAAATACACCGACGTCCGAAAGGATGGATCCATTCGCCCATTCTGTTCAATTACAGATGCCACTTTCCTGAAGAACGGATTTAAGTGGTATGGTGAAACATCACTCCCTGGGGGGGTGTGGATCGTCCAGCCGAACATCGATGACGTGCTCGATACTACCAATTGGATACGCAAGCCGAAAGGAATGCCCGAACCAACTGAATTGCCAACAGCTTTTGTAGATGCTGCACACGTGAACTGTTCCGACAGTCTTCGCAAAATGTGGTTCTATGGACGAGAAGTTTTCGATGAATTCAAAGCCGCACAGCGTGAATTCTGGACGAACTTTGAGCTTGACGGAAAAAGGTGGGTGCCCCCATCCTTCGATTTCGACGCACTTCAGTTGGAGCTGGGTTATCCTCTTCCATCTGGTAATATCGAGTATTCGTTCGAGGGAAAGCTTGATGAATACAAAATAAAATATGGTTATGCGATGCCTGATTCGCAAATACAACAACAAAAACAAATCGTGGAACCTGGCGCGTCACCGAACATCAAAAATTCGATGTGCCTGAAACCACTGATACTAATTGATAATTCGCAGAGCGAAGGCAATTTGATCCCTTTCCCATTATGGGGTCAATCGCCCGCCGCCTCGGATAATCAGGTAAATATCGTTATAGACTCAACCGATCCGGAAGAACTAACAACTGCATCAAAGTGCACTAAATTTTTCTGGCCTAGAAAGTTGGTCATAGATCCCACACCAAACGGTCTCGAGGTTCGAACCCTCGTAAACGACAAAGCTGATGTGGCTTAATTACAAATAAAAAATATAATACCTG